AAATACTTGATGAAATTTCTGATTTCCCAAGTGCGATGATTTTAGATGTTGATGAAACTATCAATCCTTACGTGGATTTGGAGGAGGAATAACAATGCACATTACTATGTTTTTAAAAAACGGACAAACATTAAGATTTGAAGACGTGACAAACTTGAAGAAAGAAGAAAAATTCTATAACATTATTACTTTTAATTATTTAAGTATGTCGGATGGTAAAAAGAAAAGAGGACTCTTTAGTACTAAAGACGTGTTAGGTTTATCAGTCGATAAGGAGGATTTCGATGTTAACAGTTTACTCTAAACCAAATTGCATCCAGTGCGAGATGACAAAGATGTGGCTTACTCGAAATAAAATTCAATTTGAATCAGTGGATGTATCTGAGCATCCAGAGAAGCTAGAAGAAATTAAATTAAACGGCTTCCAGCAGCTCCCAGTAGTAGCATTAGATGAACACTTCGATAATGCCTGGTCTGGATTCAATGTAGACAGATTAGAAGAATTGAAGGAGAGCTGCTAATGGAACGAATGGGTGCAGAGGAAAGAATGGTATTGAGATTGATTCCAAACAGCGACACTAAAAGAATTAACAGAGTGGACATCTCAAACATCACTAAACTCTCAGAAAGACGAGTGAAGAAGATTATCGACACATTAGTAAATCGCTATGGGATTGTAATAATCGGAGATAGGAACGGAAGAACAGGATATTACATTCCAGAAACAGACGAGGCTCGAAGAGAAGGCATTAAGCCTATGAAATCTCAAGCAATCAAAGAATTCAATCGAGTGACTCGTATTCTTAAAGGCGATTTGAAAGCTCATGAGAAATATTTGGAGGTAAGTAAATGATTAATAACGTTGTGCTAGTAGGCAGATTAACAAAGAGACCAGAGCTAAAATTTACAACAAACGGTACTAAGTACACACAGTTCAGTGTTGCAGTACAAAGGAAATTCAAAAATCAAAACGGTGAATACGAATCAGATTTCATCAATTGCTTGATGTGGTCTACTGCTGCAGAGAATTTTATTAACTTCACGAATAAAGGTTCACTAGTTGGAATTGAAGGACGAATCCAAACAAGAAGTTATGAGAAGGATGGAGTTAAAAAATATATCCAAGAAGTAGTTGCTGAGAACTTCTCGTTATTAGAATCAAAGAAAGTAACGGAATCTAGAAGCAATGCAGCTCAACCAATCGAAGAAAATCCATTCAATGGAGTATCAGACGATGACTTGCCATTCTAATGAATTGAGGTGCAAGTATTTGAAAAGTATTCATCTATTTGATTATCCTGAACTTGATTACAAAGCTACTAAGCGAGAGGTGATGAAAGTCATTGGTAGATATAAGAACGCATTAAACAAGTTGTATCTGAAGAGTGAGCCTCGTATCACTCCTCAGTATACGATTGTACCACCTTCATTTACTAACGAATTTCATTCATCAACAGAAGATGCTGCACTGTGGGGTGATACTGAAGGAAAGAAATTTAAAGATTATGTTGAACGTGTTAACGCAGCATTAAACAGTATCCCATCAGTTAACCGAGTAGTAATTTATAGATCATTAATCCAGGAGCAAAGTGATGTGCTAATTGGAAGTGAAATGAACTATAGTGAATTCACTATTCGAGATATACGAATGGAAGGTATTAAGCAACTAGCGTATGCACTAGGTGTAGATGTATATCAAGACGGAACTTCGGAAGATGTTGAGTCTGATTAGTTGTGTTTGTTGTAGAAAATGACTAAAAAAGTTTGTAAAACAATTTAAGAGAAATATTTTATAATATGTACTGTGGTATCGTGTAGATACAAGGATAGAGATGCGGAAACATCTTTAAAAAGCCAGTCCTGAAAAAGGTGTATCCAAGTTAGCAGCATGGACGACTGCTAATAGTGCCGTGTTGGATGTAGAGTGGTTCGACTCCACTCACGGCAATTCCCCATATAAACCAACAAAACTGTAGAAGAGCGTGCTGATAAGTACGCTCTTTAGTTTTTAAGAAAGGAAACAGTATGAACTTCGTAGAGCCTATTCGTGATCCTGATGATATCCAAGCTATGAAAGGTTACTTAAAAGAATGGAACGAACGTAATTACATGCTGTTCGTATTTGGAATTAATCTTGGATTAAGAATCAGTGACATTATTAAATTAAAAGCTAAGGATGTTCAAGGACAGTATGTGAACATCAGAGAGTTGAAAACAGGGAAGATTCTCAAAAGAAAGATGAACAGGTCTTTCAAAAAAGAAGTACAAGAGTACATCAAAGACATGAACCCACATGACTATCTATTCAAAAGCAGAAAAGGAAAGAATAAAGCAATCACTCGTGAAGCTGCTTACTACATTCTCAAAGCTGCAGCAGAAGATATTGGAATAGAGAATGTTGGAACACATACGATGCGCAAAACTTTTGGCTATCATCACTACAAGAACAATAAAGATGTAGCCATGTTGATGATTCTATTCAACCACGCAAGTCCGGATATCACACTTCGATACATCGGAATCCAGCAAGATCAACAGGATAAATCGATGGACGATTTCTACTTATAACGATGTTCAATTTAACATAATGAGAAAATGTAAATTCAAAAAGAGAACGTTTAAAAAACATTGTTATATCAATGAGTTCGAGCGTTGCTCGAATTTAACACAATATAAGATATGATAAATTCAAAGAGACTCCGAAGAGTCCTAAAACAAGATGCCAAACTGCCACTAGCTATATGCACAGACACGCTCTGATAGTGGCTTTTTTAATGTTTATCAAACAAAAAATACCCCCCCCACCCCTCAAATGAAAGGAGGAGGCATTTGAAATGGCCCGCCCAGATAGAATTGGCCCCCACCGTGTCGCATACGAAAAGAACAAGAAGATAATTCTTAAGACACAGAATATCTGTGGGATATGTGGTCAACCAGTTGATGTGAGGCTTGAATATCCACACCCTATGTCACCAGTGATAGATCATATCATCCCAATCAACAAGGGAGGACATCCAAGCGACATCGATAACCTCCAGCTCGCACACTGGACATGCAACAGAGAAAAATCAGATAAATTATTCAATCAAGCACGAGAATTTAAAAATACTGTAGGAAACCGAAATTTGCCACAAACTAAAGATTGGACAAATTACGTTCCAGACTAGATAGGGGGGAGGGTACCTACCCTGCAGCTCTCGCGACCTTCACGCAGTCACTGTACATATTTTCTCGCGCCAAAAACACGAAAAGGAGAAAGAAATGGAACTAAAAGGCAAAGCATATCTGCAGAACAAGCTGAACATATATCGCAGCAGAGTATTAATGCGATATGACTACTATTCAATGCAGAAACTTGATAATTCGGATGGAATTACGATTCCAGCACAGATTAGAGATAAATACAAGACAGTACTTGGCTGGACTACAAAAGCAGTAGATAGCCTGGCTGACAGATTAGTATTCATAGAATTTGTAAACGACAATTTTAACGCTAATGAGATATTCCGATTTAACAATCCAGATATCTTCTTTGATTCAGCAATCCTATCCGCGTTGATTGGCTCATGCTGCTTTATTTATATATCGAAGGATGAAGAAGGAATGCCACGCTTGCAAGTCATCGAGGCAAGCAATGCTACTGGTGTGCTAGATCCAATCACTAACCTATTAACAGAAGGCTACGCGGTACTTAAACGAGGAGAAAACAACACTCCAACATTAGAAGCGTATTTCACTCCAGACGAGACAATCTTCTATCCAATCAATGAAGAGCCTTACTCGATTGAAAATCCTACTGGAATTCCATTACTGGTGCCAGTGATTCACAGACCAGACGCCTCTAGACCGTTTGGGCGTTCTCGTATCACTCGCTCTGGGATTGATTATCAGAAGACAGCGCAGCGCACTATTGAGCGTTCAGAAGTGACTGCTGAATTCTATTCATTCCCTCAAAAATATGTGCTTGGAGTTAGCCAGGATGCGCAGCCGATGGAAAGCTGGAAAGCGACTATCTCAAGCTTCATCATGTTTACTAAGGACGATGACAGAGATAAGCCTACTGTAGGACAGTTCACTGCAGCAAGCATGACTCCGTTTGTTGAGCAGCTCAAGATGGCTGCTGCTGGATTCGCTGGTGAAACTGGATTAACACTTGATGATTTAGGCTTCGTGTCAGATAATCCGTCAAGCGTTGAAGCTATCAAGGCAAGCCATGAGAACTTAAGACTCGCAGGAAAGGCTGCACAGCGTTCTCTAGGCTCTGGACTTCTTAATGTAGCGTATGTATCTGTATGTCTACGCGATGAAGTGCGCTACTTGAGAAAAGAATTCTCTAATACAGTACTCAAGTGGGAACCACTGTTCGAAGCGGATGTGTCAGCACTATCTCTATTAGGTGATGCCGTTTCTAAATTTAATCAAGCAATGCCTAACTTCTTGACTCCAGATATTATCTACGATTTGAGCGGAATTAAAGGAAATATGGATGTTAAACCTGTACAAGAGGTAATAGAGCCAAAAACGGCAGTTAGTGATAATGGAGCTGATAAACAGAAAAATAGAATTATCTCAACTTATGAGATAACTTCACTGCTCAGTAATTACCAGAAAGGTGTACTTTCTAAAGAAAATGGAATCACGCTGCTTATGTCAACAGGAATGAGCGAGGCAGAAGCAACAGAAATGTTGAATAAAACTAAAATTGAAGAAAAAACTGCAGAATAATGATGTGTTAGCAAGAAATGTGAAAGGAGCTGATATGAATGGATGATATTGTTCCAGGCTTGCTTGAAAAAATTCAAAAAGATTTCTTTGAAGCTGCTGAGAATAATCCAGAATTAAAAAGATTGCTGCTTCTATTAACAAATGGTAAAGCTAACTTCATCGATGCGCATGAATTTGCCGTATCGCTCGGAAGGCTAATCTCAGAGGCTCTACAGCAGAACATTAGCAGTGCTGTGCTGCCAGATGGAAAAATGTATTACAACATTGCAGAGCGTATCTTAAACGATGTACTAGGAACTAACCACAGGATGGTTAGTTCTTATGCTATGAGAGTGCAAGAAACGCTTAACAAAGAAGCTGGAATTGGATTGAAGTCGATTCAAGCGCCTATCAATCAAGCGAGAATAGACAGCTTAATCAATCGCATAGCTTATGAGAATACATTTGATGATGTTTCATGGATTCTAGGTGAGCCAGTAGTGAATTTCAGCAAAAATGTAGTAGATAATCACATTCAAGTTAATGCTGATTTTCATTACAACGCTGGACTGCAGCCGAAAATCATCCGCAGCACGGATGGTAATTGTTGCGATTGGTGCGACAAAATCGCTGGAGTGTATCACTATCCTGGTGTCAGTAGAGATGTGTTTAAAAGACACGATAGATGTACATGCACTATTGATTACCATCCAGGCGATGGCAAGAAGCAAAATGCATGGTCTAAAAAGTGGAGTAATGAGGTTAATACGCGTGCTGCATTCAACAAGCAGCGTGAGAGTGATGTGGCAGATAATCTGGCATCCGAAGACAGACGAGAATATCAAGCTATTGTGAAGAAGCTTGGACGAGCAGCAATGAATAACATCTCATTACAAGATTTTGTAAATCAAAAAAATCAAAAGAGCGCAGCATATCTTGAATTAAAAGACAAAGCTGCTGCTAAAAAGGCTGGAAAATAGAAAGGATGATTGAGTGGCTAGGAAGAAATATGGGAATCAAATTCCTACACAAGCTGTCCTCTTGCCATTTGTCAAAAAGCGTTCTCTAGCTAATGAAGCCATTGAGATATACGAGAAGACAGGACTGTCATGCTATACATGGCAGAAAAAGCTTCTAGAGCCTGTTATGGCTTTGGATAAAAAAGGACTGTGGGTTCATCAAAAATTCGGATATTCAATACCACGGCGAAACGGAAAGTCTGAGATTCTCTACATCGTAGAATTGTGGGCGCTGCATAAAGGATTGAACATCCTTCATACGGCACACAGAATTAGCACATCGCATTCATCATTCGAAAAGATGAAAAAGTATCTTGAAAAAATGGGTTATGTGGATGGAGAAGACTTCAACTCTATTCGAGCTAAAGGTCAAGAACGTATCGAGCTGTACGCTACTGGAGGAGTTATCCAGTTCAGAACGAGAACATCGAACGGAGGACTCGGTGAAGGATTCGATATCTTAGTTATCGATGAAGCGCAAGAGTACACTACAGAGCAAGAATCGGCTCTTAAATATACAGTAACCGATAGTGACAATCCTATCACTATTCTATGCGGAACACCTCCAACCCCAGTCTCAAGTGGAACTGTATTCTCTAAATTTAGGGAAGCATGCCTATTTGGTAGAGCGAAGTATTCTGGATGGGCGGAGTGGTCAGTTCCAGAAGAACGAGATATTAACGATGTAGAAGCCTGGTATCAATCAAACCCATCAATGGGATATCACTTAGACGAGCGGAAGATTGAGGCAGAGCTGGGCGATGATAAGCTCGATCATAACGTGCAGCGGCTTGGCTTTTGGCCTAAATATAACCAGAAATCAGCTATCTCAGAAACAGAATGGGAAGCGTTGAGAATTGAAGAAATTCCTAAATTTAAAGGGCAGCTATTCGCTGGTATTAAGTATGGGCAAGATGGAACAAACGTTGCATTGAGTATCTCTGTTAAAACGGACTACGGAGATATATTTACTGAGGCGGTAGATTGTCAATCAGTACGAAATGGAAATGACTGGATTGTGTCATTTCTTAAAAAAGCAAACGTTGCTCAAATTGTTATTGATGGAGCTTCTGGACAAAAAGTGCTCTATGACGAATTAAGAGAGTACGGAATTAAAAATGTTATTTTGCCAACTGTTAAAGAAATTATTGTGGCCAATGCTATGTGGGAGCAAGGCATATACCAGAAAACAATTTGCCACTCTGGGCAGCCTTCTCTGTCAAAAGTTGTAACAAACTGCGACAAGAGAAATATCGGCTCTAATGGTGGCTTCGGATATCGTTCACATTTTGATGATGTCGATATCAGCTTAATGGACAGTGCGCTATTAGCACACTGGGCATGCGCTACGGCCAAGCCTAAGCGCGTTCAAAAAATCAGTTATTAAACTAAAAGCGGCTATTTTTATAGCGGCTTTTTTTAATAAAAAAAATCTACTGGACTCACAGGTTAAAGAGGGAAAGGAGACATTATATGTCTGAAAATACAACATTTACACAAGAAGAGCTTAACAAGATTGTTAGTGAGCGAATTAAACGTGCGCAAGCAAAAACTGAAGAGCTTGAAAACCGTGTGAAGGAATTGGAAGAAGAAAGAGCTGGACTGCTTTCAACCATCGAGGCAAATAATCAGCTGCTCATCGATAAAGATGGCCTTATTAGCGCTAAAGAGGCAGAATTCGCGGAGCTGCAGAAAGTCTCAGACGAATACAAAGCATCACAGCTTAAAGCTCAAATTGCTGTTCGCAATGGATTGCCTTATGACTTAGCCGAACGACTTCAAGGAAGCGATGAAGAGAGCTTGCAAGCCGATGCAGAACGATTATCTGCATTTGTTAAACAGAAACAAGTAATCGCGCCAATGAAATCGAATGAGCCAGAAGTTGATTCGAGAACAGCATCAATGCGTCAAGTGTTGCAGCAATTAAATCTATAAAGCAAAAAGAAAAGAGGAAATAAATATGACAGATAAAACAGCATTAGAAGCAGGCACATTATATCCGCCTCAATTAGTAAAAGAATTATTTTCAAAAGTTAAAGGTAAATCAGTATTAGCTAAAGTTTCAAAACAAGATCCAGTGCCTCAAGAAGGTAACGAATTCTTTGTATTCAACTTAGAAGGAAATGCGCAAATTGTAGGAGAAGGTGAACAAGTAAAAGCTGGTAAAGCTACTATTGCTCCTAAAGTAGTGCGACCTTATGAAATCACATATCAAGCTCGAGTTTCTGATAAATTCTTAACAATGAGCGAAGAAAAGAAAATTGATTTCTTAGCAGCATTTAACGAAGGATTCGCTAAAAAACTTGCAGAAGCGATTGATATCGCAGCTATCCATGGTTTAGAGCCTAAATCAATGACGGATGGAACATTCAAAGCTACTAACTCATTTGACGGCCAAATCACTACTAATGTTGTAACTTATGCAGAAACAAATATTGAAGACAATATCGATTCTGCAGCAAATACAGTTACAGCAACTGGAGGAGTAGTTAACGGAATCATCTTCTCTCCTCAAGCAACACACGCGATGTCTAAAGTGAAAGAAAATGGAATTACTCAATATCCAGAATTTAAATTTGGTCAATGCCCAGAAGTGTTTGCTGGCATGATTGCTGATTCAACAAAGAACATGATTCCAACAGGCACTAACACTGCTGAGAAAGACCATGTTATCGTTGGTGACTTCGAAAACAGCTTCAAATGGGGTTATGCTGACTCAATCTCATTAGAAGTAATTCAATATGGTGATCCAGACGGCGCTGGACGTGACTTAAAAGCTCATAACGAAGTGTGCTTGCGTACAAAAGCTAATGTTGGATGGGGCATCTTAGATGAAACAGCCTTCGCACGCGTTAAAGAAGCGTAGGTCAGTGATATGAAATATATCAATAAAGATAATGGTGTCATCATTGAGTCAGACAGCACTCTGTCTGGCTCATGGGAGCCATTCGAAGAGCCAAAGAAAAAAGCAACTAAAAAGAAAGAAGCAAAGGATGATGAGTAATGGCTTCATTTGCTACTTTAGACGATTTACAGAAGATGTGGAGAAATCTGCAGCCTACTGAGAGAGAACGAGCAGAAGCGCTTCTTGACACAGTATCAGACATGCTGCGTGAAGAGGCTTATCAATACGGCAGAGACTTAGACAATATGATTCTAGAGCGTGAAAGCTTTAGGAACGTTGTTAAGTCCGTGACTGTCGATGTTGTATCTCGTGCATTAATGACATCTACGAATCAAGAACCGATGACACAGTTCGCACAGAGCGCAATGGGTTACTCGGTTAGTGGCTCGTATTTAATTCCAGGAGGCGGCATCTTCATTAAAGAGTCAGAAAAGAAACGATTGAAACTAACAACTCAAAGATTTGGAGTGATTGAGCCTTATGGAAATTAAAGGAATTACAGTCACTCTATATCAAACTGTCAAGACTGGCAGCGATGGATTCGGAGCTGACATCTTCGAAGAGCAGGCAGCTCAAGTAGAGGATGTCCTTGTTGCTCCTGCTAGTGCCGATGATGTTATTAACTCTGTGCAGCTCGAGGGAAAGAAAGCAGTCTATCTGCTGGGAATTCCTAAAGGAGACACTCACGAATGGGAAGATAAGACTATTGAGTTCTTTGGCAAGAAGTTCCGTTCATTTGGGCCTGTCCAGGAAGGGATTGAGGAGTTAGTTCCTACTCGTTGGCATAAGAAAGTGATGGTGGAGCGATATGAGTAATTTTAACTTCAAGCTTAACAGTAAAGGTGTGAGAGATATGCTGCGCTCAGAAGAGGTGAAAGCAATGCTCAGAGAACGCGCTGAAGCGATAAAAGGGAGAGCTGGAGATGGATATGAAGTATCAACTTTCACAGGGAAAACTCGTGCCAATGCGAGTGTTAAAGCTACCACCGTAAAGGCAATCAAGGACACAAAAAAGAATAATACTCTATTAAAGGCGGTGAGATGATGATTCTTGAAACAATTCGCAACTTCTTAGTTACTAAGCTTGACTGCAAAGTAGTCATGGAAC